ATCATCCTTTAATAGTTTGTAAACCTTTACGATTTCATCGTCTTCCGCATTTGAGAAGTCATACTCATCATCTGAAACCTTGTATTTGTCAAACTCAGACCATCCTTCGCCATCATCATCAGATACAGCAGCATCAGAGTCGATTTCAGCATCATCTTCTAAATCAACATCATCATTAGAATCAGTTTCTTCAGCATCTTCAACGTCAATCTCATCATCGCCAGCATCTTCAGAATCCATTCCATCTACAACGTCTTCGGTTGCATCTTCGCCTTCGCTTGCGTTTACAGAATCAGTATCTTCCACTTCCTCTACATCATACTCATCCTCATCCTTATCTTCTTCAGTAAGGATTTTGGCATATTGTTCAAGTACTGTTTCTTTAAGTAAATCACGAACAGCACTTTCGGTATTTTCCTTTAATGTATTGGCAAGGTTGTTATAACCTAATAAAGATTCTTTAACAAAATTGCTTCTAATTTTACCGTTCTTTTTCATTTAAATGAAATTAATTATATTTTCATTATTTTAATTATAAATATATTAACAAAATGAAAAAATATCATTTTACCCTTTATATTAGGCAAATAAATTATTTATTCATACTGTTTTTAATATTTTTTCTATAAAACTTTAGTTAATTGTTTTAATAATAAATATTTAAAATGTAGGAAATATTTATTTTAAAGTAATTAAAATTATGAATAAAACTGATTTACGTGAAATTAAAAGGGGAGAATTTGGTACCGGACTATTAATTGAAAACGATGGATATATTTCAATGACAGAATCGGCCAACAATAAAAAAATATATGAATCAATATCAGATGGAGAATGGAATGTTCCTTATCCGTTTATTGTTGATGCTGTTTTTCAGAAATTCGATATAAAAAATGCAAACGGAAGAGTATATCCTGAGCGTGTGCTTAAAAAACAAGTTGAACTCTATCAGCAAAAAATAGATGAGCACAGAGCATACGGAGAACTAAACCACCCGGCTGAATCAACAATAGACTTGGGAAGAATATCGCACAATATCATTGAACTTCATTGGGAAGGAAGAACGCTAGTTGGAAAACTTGAACTGAATATTTCAGAAGGGTTTAGAAGATTTGGAGTTGTATCAACAATGGGTGATATGGCAGCAAACCATCTTCTGAATGGATATAAGATTGGCGTATCATCACGTGGAGTCGGTTCTGTTGAGCAAAAATTAGGACAAACAATCGTAGGAGACGATTTTGAACTTATATGTTGGGATATTGTGAGCGACCCTTCAACTCCTGGAGCCTATATAGGCCATAAAGAAGAGCTAACTCAATATGTAGAAGAAAAAAGCAACGAGAAAAAAGCCGTTAATGAAAAAATAAATAAAATTAATAAAATATTACTATCATGAATAAAAAAACTATAAGATTAACAGAAGGGTATTTACATAAAGTCATTAATGAGTCTATAAAAAAAATAATTAATGAAAGCAATGATTTTTATAGTTTCATAAAAGGTGCTAGAAATAGTCCTGAATATGAAAAAGGTTTTAAAGAAGGCATTAGTGATGCTAGAAATGTACGTGATAACAATGAAAGAAATCAATTAATAGATAGAAAAGAATACCTACTAAGAAGATATAAAAAAGCGTTTGACAATGGAAACACTTTTATTTTAAATCACCCAAATGATAGATGGACATTTGGTTGGGTTGATGGCGTAACGTATGAATTTAAAGAGGCTGATGCCTATGAAGAACTACAAAATCAAGATTATGGGCCAGGATGGCAATTTGAATAAATAAAATTAAAAAATAAAAGCGAGATTCAATTAAGAGTCTCGCTTTTATCTTGGATATCTATCTTGTAGCATTCTTAAATCTAGATTATTGTAGTCTTCTTCATCTTCAGGCCTACCTATATCTCCATAAAATTTTTTATAGTCAAATTTATTAAGTTCATTATTTATATTATTTCTCTGCGCATTCTTTCTATCCAATAAACTTGCTATTTTTTCTGCATATTCTTTAATTTTTTTTACATACGGGTTATTTATATCCTCATTATATTTAACAGTATCGTAAAAATCATTAAAAGCATATTCCATTTCGGTGAAAACTTCATCAGATTTATTGTACGCATTATCAGCAAGTCCATAGCTTATTTCATTTATTGCTCTCTTTACAATTCTATTTAAATCCGATTCAGATAATTTAATTATTCTTTTCATTGCTAATATAATTTTTCTATTAATTCATTCTTTTAAATAATGCATATGGACCAGGGTCATTTATTTCCTGCCCCATATATTCAGGCTCATCTAATTCGCTGTTATCCTTAAATATTGTATCTGTTGATTTCTTTGTGACTATATTGTCTTTCTCGTCCTCAGGTATATAAGGATTTTCAGACAAATCATATCTCCCCAAAGCCTCTTCATCACCTACATATTCAAGAAGCCTTTTAAATGATGATTCCCTTAACTTAATTATTTTACTCATTTTTATATTTTTATAATAAATATTACTTAGCAATAACTAATTTAAAAATCTAAATCATTAAATTCATCTATAATGCCAATTTTTTTTGAAAAATCAATAAAAACTCTAGCTAATTTATAATTAACATTTTCCTCATACCACGAAACAATTTCTTCAATTAACATGTTCTATTTAGTTTTACTTACCTCAAATTCATTTTCAACTAATTCATCTTCCAACTCTTTAAACAAATACCCGAAGTTGCTTGAAATTATATTTTTTATGTTATTAAGATTTATAATCTTTTCATTCTTCTGTTTCAAGAAAAATGAAATAGAAAAAAACTTCTTTTTATTCTTTACAAGAAGTTCCGGATTTAAATCAAAATCTAAAATATATTTCTTATCAAAAACAATGCTATTAGACAATGCATTTTTTAATTTATTCTTGAAACTATTATGGAATAAATTAACTTGTTCCTCATAATCTCCATCATATGTTGGGCATAGCCACATTTTACCTGAAACATAAATAACCTGTGGGTCATTTTTATTCACAGAACCATATTTCAAATTAATGTTCTTACAATTATTTAACTTGATTTCTTTGTTTAAACGTATCATATATCTTTTTTATAAAATATATGATTTTTTTATTACCGGTCAAAAAAAAAAGAGTAATCAAAAAGATTACTCTTGATTTTTATTATCTTAATTCATCATAAATATATGCTTCAATTGCTTCCCTAACATCATTGCCTGAAGATTCCAAATATCCGTATATTTTATTTATAGCATCCATAGCTTCTTCATCATAAAGCGTATAGTCGCCAATTGAAACATATGGCTCATTAGTATCTATGACTGCTTCTTTAATACCATCTTCAAAGTATACTTCGTATTCTCCATCCAGTATGGAAAAATCATACATTGATTCTTTCAGTATTCTATTAACAGACCTTTTCACAATCATACGAAGGTCTCCTTCAGTTAGCCTAATTATTTTTTTCATATTTTTTTTACAGAAATTTATCATGGTCACTATCGCTTAATACTGCTCCAATTTCAAGTAATTTTGCAATATCGCCGACAATATTAGCCTTATCATACTCTTTCAACATAATAGTTTCCTTAAGGTTTAAAAGTCTTTCCTTTTCGTCACCTTCATTTTCAGAAATCATCTTATTAATTTTCTCAATGCATTCATTTTTAATCTTATTGAAAAGATTCATTCTTCTTGTTTCAGCGCCGGAAGAATTTGCCATCATTATATCCTTAACAAGAGCCTGTTCAGCCTCGTTCAATGAGTTAAGTTTCTTTTCCACCTGTTCAGCCATAGAAAGAATATCAACCTTATTCTCATTCAACTTTTTATTCTCAACCAAATAATCGCTTGCACTTTTAAGATTGTTTGTGAAATCTGTCAAATTATTAAGGCTTTTCTTATGTGTCAAAAGATAATCACAGTTTTTTGCAAACTTCATCTCATTCTCATTAATGTTTGATGGCTTAATGTTGTGCTTAATCAAAAGTTTTGCAAATTTTCTGTTGGATTCCTTCAATGTTTTATAATTGATATCCTTCGATGCCAATTTTAATGACTCATTGATATAATCCTTTGCATCCGTATCACAATTAAACTTTCTCAAAGCGTTACAGAATTTAAATTGAGCCAAAAGATTTTTGTCTTCTTTTATTAACTTAACGCACTCTCTCAATGCCTTTTTATTTTTGGCCATGAGTTTTGGTAAAACGCTCTCTAATGTGGCATTAATTGTTGCAAAATTTGAATCAATCATGCTATCTTCAAAATTGCAAGCCTCTTTATACCTTTCAAAAGCGTCATCCATTTCCTGCACATACTTTTCAGCAGCCTCTATTCCGCCTTGCTCCATAGCCTCTCTTGCCTTAGCCACAGCCGCTTCCCATATCTTTATGTACTTTTGTTTTTCATCCATAATTTATATAATTCTTTTTTATAAATATTATACTTGTCCTAATCTATCAAAATATTTTTTGAAAAAATCCATTCCATATAACTGAATTATTTGTTTTGGCCAAAATATGGACCTAATATAATCCGTTGACGTTTTATCTAATAATGTTTCACCATCAAAAAAGCCACAATCTTCTAGCCATTGTTTGGTATCTTCAAGAGAATCACCATGCATTCTATCAAAACGTTCCCAATATTTTTTAGCAACATTATCTTTCGATATTACATCATCATTAGGGTTAAATATTTTCTGATTGTTTATTTTACTATACATATTATGATATCCCTCTACATAAAATTCCATGTTTTTTACCAACCTATAAAATTTTTTCCTTGACATTGGAACATAATTTGCAATTGAAGAAATATACGTACTACTATCATCATGTTTTTTTGGCAAATTAACCCATACCCTTTTAATCATATTAGGATTTAAATTGCCCATAAACAACGCTTGATGTTCATAATTATCAAAAATGCTTTTTGCTAATTCAGGTTTGCTTGAATTCCTTATATAATCTTTTGATAAAACTGTTTTCTTATATACACGATTACCGTTTTTATCATGGTACAAATCAGTAAATGTTTCATCTGGAGTAGACAATGCCTTTTCTCTATACCTTAGTTTTTGGGCATTTCTTTCATCAGCATTTTCAAATGGCATCGGATTGCTTCCTTGGCCAAAATAAGTATCTTGGCCATTCCATACAGGGCTTTCAAGGTCATTTGCATCTACTGTAAATTCAAGAACGCACTTGCCTTCGCTGCTATACCCAAAATCTTTGGCTTTTTGAAAATCTACGGTTACAAATAAGCCTAACGGATTCATACCGGATTCATAACTATAAGACCTTCCATTAGAAGGGCGTTCAATTCCAGACAATCCCTTTATAACAGCTTCAGCAGCAGTTTTTAAACTACACCCATGAAACACTCTAATTTTTTCACCATTCATAATTGGCTCTTGAATAGACGTGTCGTACCAATGGCTTTTTGAAACTTTATCGCCTATTGAATGCCTTGTATCTATATATCTTACTTCAAACAGCTTATTAAGTTGTGATTCTGCTATCTTTATCTTTTTTGCCATTTTTTTAAATAAATATCTAAGCACATAAAAAAGAGACTGATTATTTATCAGCCTCTTCATCATTATTTAACAAATTCAAAGAATCTATCATTTTTGAAAACTCTTCATTAATTAACAATGACTTATCATATACTTCAGTTCTTTCAATAATGCTTTCAGGCTTATTGCTCCTTTCTATCTTTTCGTCAATCTTATTAATATATTGTTCAAACATACTATCAAGTTTCACATTGCTTTCTTTAAGCGTGTTTTCAATAATAAGTTTCTTGTTTCTATTAATGGATTCGTTTGATGGCGGTGGTGGAGGTGGCGTTGTTCCGCCGTTATCTCCGCCGCCTTCCATTTCTCCGGTTGGCTCCGAGCCTTCAGCACCCATTATATCTCCTTGTTCATCTCCTCCAGGCGTTCCTAAACTGTCAAGGTCTCCACCGAATGAGCCTCCGCCTCCTCCGCCAGGCATTCCTCCGCCCATTCCGCCTTCAGGACCTCCTTGCTGTCCGTCTTCTTGGTATTGCGCTCCAGGTTCTCCATACATTCTATCAACAATATCGAATATGCCAGTTCTCTTAATAATCTGCGTTGTCTTTTCAAGTTCAGCAGCGATACCCTTTTCAAGACGTATTTCCTCAAGGTTTTCCTTAATTTCCTTATCAGACCATTTCATTATTTGCTTAAGCGCTCTTGACTGAGACATTACTGGTAAACCATTACCAGGGTCAGAAACAGCGTCTCTAACGGCTGAAATCTTCTTCTGTAGGTTATCAATTTCAAGTTGTTCCGCCTGAGTTGACGGATTGTTCATTGTAAGGTTAAAATTGGTCAAATCATCATCAAAGCCCAAAAGGTAAAGATGTATTGAAGCCAATTTTGTCAACTCCATCAAGAATGCTTGCTGAATTCTGTTGATAACACGTGTGAAACGTATATCCATAAGAGCAAGGTTTTTGCCGTCACCGGCATTTTCCTCAAAATTAAGAAAAGATTTTGGTATTCTTAACGCAGTAAGAACCTTATTCTGCACAAACTTAATATCATCCATAGCCGTCAAGTTTTGAGCAGCAGAAAGGGTATCAATTGGAGTAGGCGCATTTTGGTCACGAACTGGAATGAAAATATCTTGGTCTACCGAAAGAATATTTTTCCTCAAATCTACCTGCCCCGTCATTGGGTCAATGATTGGAGTTCTCTTGAAATTGTTTGCAATCTGTTCAACATATGCTTGAACATCAGCATCATCAATTGCTCCAACGTAAATCTTATAAACACGTCTTTCTATTGAACGTTCAAGACGATAAATAAGCATCATATCTTCCATAAGAGAAAGCATTCTCCAATGCCTTCTTGCTGCGTTAAGATAACTAGTTCCATATGGAAGGCACATTGAGTTTGTAAGAAGCCTAAAATGCGCTATTTGCCAATCTCTGAAAGGAACTTGCGAATTATTTTCATCAACCCAAACAAATTTTGTTGAAAAATCATCGCTATCATACTCTTTGTTATTAACAGCCAAACTTTGTCCGCTGCCATACGGGTTTTGAATGCCATTTTCAAGCCTTTCAACGTTGAATACAGGCAGTTGTCTCCATCCCTTAACGCCAAGTTTATTATCAATGTCAAGCATCATAAATTGATTGCCATACTTACACATTCCCCTTATAATCATTGGTGCTGTAACTTGAAGATTTAATCTATTAACAAATAAATCCTCCAATATTGCCTTTATTCTGTCTGACTTTGAATACACATTCACGATTTGACCCTTGTCGCCAGGCAATACAGATTCTTCTGCCACAATATCAAGTGCCGCACCTATTTCCGGAAATGAATCCATAAGGTCAGCATCACGATACATCAACTTTATATTTGTCAATCCTGCAAATGCAGAAACAGACAAATCAATATTAGCCTTTAGCCATCTTTCTTTAAGATAGGCATTTTGTTGCAACTCTAGCTTAGTTCTCTCATAGTCATCCTTATCTGTTGTCTTGTACAATATAGAATTTGCGCCAGACATATCATATGAATTAATATGAGGCTGTATTCCTTGGTCAGAAGTAAAATTGCCTCTTAATGCTCTTTCAAGCGTTTGAAATACAGTTAATTTGTTTTTCTTTGCCATTATAAATTTATTTTATATAATATAGTATTTTATTTATAATAATAAATATTAGTATGTTCCGGAGAACAACCAAAGATACGTACCTCCAAGCCCTTC